CTAACCAATTCCTAATGCTACGTTTACCATTTTATTTGTCCTTGTAGATGCTGCTATTATCTTTTCATAGAGTTCATTGTCATTATATCCTTGATTTAAATATTTATTTTCATAATACTCAAAAGGTAGATTAGTATTATTAATACTTAATTTTTCTGCCAACATTCTATCTGCCATTAGCTTTCTAGCTTGTACTCTATACTTATTTCTTAAAAAGTGAGCTTGCTTTGCTTGTTCTTTTATTGATAATGATTTATCTATTTCATTAATAATGTTTTTATCACGTTTATTATACCATATTCTTACTTCTAAATTGTTTAATTTCCCTATTAATTCCGTGTATCTATTAAAATTATTTGCTGTTCTTACCGCTTTAACCTTTCTTATATATTTCATTCTTTACCATTATATCATATTTGTTAAAATCTTTCAAATTGCACCTTTATATACCCCCTTTACCCACATCACCTATAATCTGAATTCCTTCAAACCTGCATGAATAAAACAACTATTTAAATAGTTAAATAGTTTCCTATATAAATTATAAAGTCAGTTAACATTCATTTAGTCATTTCTTTGTACTACTTATAAATATCTAATGTAGTTTCTTTTAAAAACCACATATAAACTTAACATCTATATTTCATATTTAAAAGACTATGTCTCAGTATAGTTAACCTAATCTTTACTCATATAAAATACAATCCTATTAAAACCCTATATGTTGTATTATTTTACTACTCTTATACTCCTTGGAGATTCTTTTTTTCTTGTTATATACCCCTTTTCTTCAAGCTTATTTAAATGTGCATGAACTGTAGATGTAGATGTTATACCTACAATATCACATAACTCTCTAACTGTTGGTGAAATACTCTCCCTCTGTACATATTCATTTATGGCATTAAGAACTATCCTTTGCTTTTTAGTCAACATTTTATAACCCCCTATAAATACATTTTATCAAACATTTGTTCTCTTTTCAATTGTATATTTATAAATAGACTAATAAAGATTTTACTCCTTACTAGCCTTAAATATTATTTACCTAACTTCTTACAATAATCTATAGCCTTATCTAATGTTTCCTGTCTATTCTTCCCCTGGATAAGTACATTTGTATAACCACTCTTATTCTTAGCCTCTCCT